CCACATCAGGGGTTGGGCTCGGGTTTCACTATGATGGTGTTACCCGCTCGTACAGTAGTGAGAGGAATTTGATGGGCAAAGCTGTGAACAGATCGAGATCTTGGCGGACAGGTTCCGTCAGCGGTCGACGTCGTTCCTCACAGTTTGTCGGGTGGACTTCCTACGATGACCCGGGTGTCCTCAATACAGAGGGCTATATCGGCCAGCAGAACCACTTCTCTAGTGGTCACTGGTCAGGCGGCGGCTTTTGGTGGCTTAATCGCTCCATAACAAGCCTCCGTCCTGAGTCTGTCGTTGGCGCACCCCTCGGCTTAATTGAGGGGAACGTCAGGATGGGGTCCAACCTTGCAGGAGTCGTCGGTTTGACGATCCCTTCAACACCAACGAATTCGCAGGCCGACGCGCTAGGCACAACTGCCATTGCGCGCACGGAACCAACGAATCCGGCCTTCGACATGAGTGTCGCCATGGGCGAGCTTATGCGCGAAGGGATTCCCAACGCACCCGGATCCAGCGTCATGGAACGGACTCGAGCAGCGAAAGCTGCGGGGTCTGAATACCTAAACGTTGAGTTCGGGTGGCTCCCGCTCGTGAGGTCTATCAACGACTTTGCGAATGTCGTCAAAAACCACGACGAGATCCTGCGCAAGTACCAAGAAGGTGCAAACCGCAAGATTCACAGGGAGTATCACTGGCCGTCGGAATCGGCTTACTCTTATAGCCCTACAGGGTTTGGGAGTGTGCCTACCAACGGTAATTTCACGGGAGGAGGCAGGTATCAGAACACTGTGAAAAACCAGTGGTTTGAGGTGGACTACGTCTACCATTTACCTGTCGGATCATCGCAGAACGATAAGTTCCGTCGATATGGGAGCTACGCCCGGCATCTTTTGGGCGTAGATCTCACTCCTGAGGTTCTTTGGAACCTCGCCCCGTGGAGCTGGGCCGCAGACTGGGTGACTAATGCTGGCGATGTGATTCACAACGTCAGTGCACTCGGTCGAGACGGCTTGGTGATCAGGAATGGCTACTTTATGTGCCATACGATTCGGACCATCATCGATCACGGCCAGTATAACGGCACGGGTCCGATGTGTTACCGGAGCATCGTCGTCGAGAGTAAATTTCGACGTCCTTCTACACCATACGGGTTCGGCGCGCTCTATAGCGGTCTTTCCGCTAAACAGCAAGCCGTCGTGGTTGCACTTGGAATGTCCAAGTGGTGACCAAGCATGGGTGTTGGCGATTCCTCGCCTTCACAGTTTACTTGGTTCTAGGGCTCCTTTTAACCCTAGGATTTTCCACCCATGTCGTGTCAGATGACACGTCACTCAACGCAGGAGATGCCTTCATGTTTTCAGATCCGCAGAGCGTTACGATCAACGCGGTAGCGAATTCGCTGCCTCGTATTTCCTCTGGCACCCTTTCGGGGGCATTCCAGAAGGACGACGGGTTGGTCAAGTTGTCTGTGTCCCACCAGGTGGGCAAGCGCAACCGTCACTTCATCCGTTTGGATCACTCGAAGATTGCGGCCGACCCCCTGCTTGCAGGGGTGAACGTCAAAGCTTCGGCGTCTTGTTGGATGGTCGTCGATGTCCCGGAAACGGGATATACGGTGGCCGAACAGAAGCAGATCGTGGACGCCTTCACGGCATACCTGACTGCGTCGTCCGGTGCGAATGTGACTCGGCTTCTCGTAAACGAGAGCTAGGGTCACCTCTTCAAACTGAACTGAAGGCTACGGACTGTCCATCCTCAGAGAGAGGTAGACATGAAAAGCCTGATGTCACTGTGGAGAGTACTGGCGGCCGAGGCTTCCAGTAGATGTCAAACTAGCACTATCCGCGATATTAAAACTGTCGCGGATCGGGTCGAGGCGGAAGGTGAAAGTTTCTTAACAATCACCCTCCCCACCTTTGGCAAGAGTCTCGAAAGAGCGCTCGAGCTTGGTGGTTTTGACGACACATCGTTTCCCAACTTCGGGAGACGACGAGGATACCCTGAATTTCTCCAAGGATTCCTTCGTCAGATATTCGACCCATCTGGTACGCTGCTCGACGAGCCCAACGTGGATTGCATCCGTGTCGTGCGTCAGCTAACGCTGTCGTTCGGCAAGATCGAACGGCCCACCTCACAAAGGAGGACCGCTCGCGCCATGAGACAGTTCGTCGAGACAGAGGTTGAGATTGGCAATGTCGATCCAGTCAGCTACGAGGAATTTCTTCCCCACTACCTCAAGGCTGCGACACTGCTGTGGGCTGATGTGTTTGCACATGTCGAGAATACACTCCTCGACACGCATCAGATTCTGCAAGACTGGGAGAACGAAGGGACCTCATATAAAGGTCGTCCCCGTCCAAACGAGGAAACACTCCTCGGTTTTCCCTCATCGGCTCACGCCGAGTTCCTTGCAGACCCAGGGAGATTTACGCGGAGTTCTGGCTCGCCTTTCGAGGCGGGCCTAGCTCTCGCGGAACCTTCGGAACCGCAACATCTGTTCCGTTCTGAGGAGGCCTTCTGCGACTGTTTCAATGTCGCCGGGCAACCCCAGTACCTGGTCCCCAGGCACGGGCCTGGTGCTACCGCTGATCGGCTTACGGGAAACCGTAAGTTTGATGTCAGCGAGTGGCCTCTCAGGTTGGAAAGCGTGTTTCCTTACGGAGATTACGCTCTCCCTAGCTGGCGTTTTTACGACCAGCTGGACCGTGTCCAATTTCACGAGTCTGGGGCGGAGAGACCTGTAAAGGTCATCGCCGTTCCTAAGACGCCCAAGACACCTCGGATTATCGCCGTTGAGCCGACTGGCATGCAATACTGTCAGCAGGCCCTGGCCCATGGATTCGTTCATGGTCTGGAGCATTGGTCCAAAGTCACCGCTGGACGCGGTGGTAAGGATTCTGCTCTCGGGCGATTTTTCATCGGTTTCGAGAAACAGGAGCCAAATCGGCTTCTTGCTCGAAAGGGCAGCCTCGATGGCAGCCTCGCGACGCTCGATCTGAGCGAAGCATCCGACCGTGTCCTGAACCGGCATGTACTACTCCTGTTTTCTAGATTTCCTCTTTTATCCGAGGCCGTCCAGGCGACAAGGAGTGAGAAGGCC